CCGCTCCGCCGCGACTTAAAGTATCTTTGTTCTTCAGGCTCATCTGTCGGCAGTCGTATAAACCCGCCTTGCCTGAAGCGCATAAGTGCCATGACTGTAGAGTCAACCAAGTCATCATGGCTCATAAACGGAAACCCAGCAATCTCCTCAACTACCTCTTCCGCCCACCGTGTGGGAGGTACCCACACCAAACCAGACGCTACAATATCAGATACTGAGTTCAGACGTGCTAACTTATCACCTGATCCCCTGTGAGGGGTATACTCTGAAACAGGCAGTCCCATACGCCTCATCTCTTGGTACAGCGCCGTACCCGATGACTTCTTCTCCACGATGAACGCATCGGGTTCCCACTCACTGTACTCCTCCAGCGCCAAGTCTTTCAGCTCTGGGAACTCCAACCGCTTCTTTATACTGTTAAGCAAGATGATGTGGTAGGCGTCATACTCGTCGTGCATGAACACGCCCCACGTAGTCAGTGCCGTAAAGTCAGCACGGTTGTGTTTTTCTGCCGCTGCGTCCAGCGACATGATTATGTACTCGCATGATGGTGGATTATCCTGATCCCATATGTTCCACCACTCCCGCTTGACCAGCGCAGCCTCTTCCGCTGTAGGTGTCTGCTGATACTGCGCGTTCCACTGGAATGTCGGCATGGATGCCTTAGTCCGCAGCAGTGCCTCTAGGTCAAAGAACTCAGGCCAGAGGGGTTTTTCTATAATGTCATTAGTTTCTTCGTCCTCGACCTCCAGTATCGCAGGAAACTCGACGATCTCGTACTCATCTGCCCTTTCATTCTGCGTCATGTCACGTACAACACGCCCAGTCAGGTCATCCATGTGCCATCGGGTCTGGATTATGGCTACACGGCCCCCCGGCATCAGACGAGTACGCGCTCCAAACGTAAACCACTCATATGCTTTCTCGAAAACAGCGAAATTGCCGTTGATTACGTCTTGTTCTGAGTGCGGGTCGTCAATTAATAGTAAATCAGCACCACGACCAGCCAGTGCAGAGCCAACACCACACGCATAATACTCGCCGCCGGAGTTGGTGTTCCATCTACCAGCCGATTTTGAGTCGCTTGCAAGCTGTACAGTGGAGAAAATGGCCTGATAGGCGTCTGTAGAGATGAGATTCCGCACTTTTCGACCAAAATCTACAGCCAAGTCGGTGGTGTGCGACACCATCATAACTTTTTTGCCGGGATTTCGTCCTAAAAACCACGCTGGAAAGAAAATAGAGACGAGTTGAGACTTACCGTGGCGTGGTGGGATGTTCACACAGATGCGATCCTTCCTACCCTTCTCAATATCCATCAACATGTCAGCTAACATGCGGTGGTGCTTGCCCACAATGTAGTCTGGCTGCATGCGTTTGCAAAATTCTATCAGGTCATCGTACGCCGCTTGGTTAGCCTGCCGTGCTGCAAGCTCATCGACGATGCGATTTATCTCTACGACCTCATTATCAGAAAACGAATCAAGGTTATCCAGCATGTTCTGGACTTCTTCTTCGCTGAAGTCGGGAACGGCCTCAATCATCGTATTCTTCAAGACCGAATGTCTCTTCTATATTCAACACTGAGCCATCAAGCACTACATCTTCGTAGTCGCCCTCTGCTATGTCGTCTACAGGCTGTACCAGCTTCTCCAGCTTACCTCGTAACTTATTACGTAGGTCTTCCGTAGACTGGTGTGTAACCGTGACTTCTGTCTTCTCCGCGAACAAACCTACGTCTGAGATCTTACCCAGAAGTTCCAGCGCACGTATGCGTATGCGTGGGTCATCGTTCTCTGACTCCAACAGCAGTTTGTTGGTAACTAGGTATCTGATCTGCGTTGCACTTTCTGCAACAGAATGTCCGAACTCTTGCAGGATGTTGTTGGTTAGAACAATAGAGGCAGGGGTAAGTTTCGCCGCCTTCTTCGCAGTAACCTTCTTAGAAGTTTTTTCAGGATCGTCAGCGTAAGCGATAGCAAGTCTCGCAGCGGTGTCTTCATCTTCTACCGTAGGCTCTAAATCTAATCCATGTTCAGCTAATTGCAACGCCGTATTGCACGCAGCCTCCGCACGCTCCTTCAAATCTACATTCGGTACGTCTTCCACAAGAGGTACACCGATTTCAGGTTCGACGAACAAAGTCATAGGCACGGATTGTATCGCTGGCTAGTAGCCGTTGGCGCGAATATACACCAAAAACCACGGGGTATAACAAAAATTTTTTTCGGGGGGACTTTTATTTTTGGGGTGGGGGGTTTCCTGTGTGGAGATTAGTAGGGAACGGCCTCAAAAAAGGTAAGCAAATTCAGGGAAATAGGGATTATTTGAGCGTATTAGTAATACATAGGACATGCGGAGTCCCGCTGCGTCAAGTGTGGGGTGGGGGGTAGGTGGGGTCTGAAAGTTATAGAATCCTATAACTTACCACCAAAAATCACGAAATACTTGCGTATAACACGTTATGCTGTACACTGGGTACCAGTTGAATCACTCCGGTTCAACACAACAAAAAAGGAAAGACGTTATGTCATATCTACATCTCAACACCCAAGCCGCTGAACTGATTACCGCGCACGGCAACAATAGCAACAAAGGCGATTCACTGGTCGCCAAGCTGTCGAGCCTGCTATCTTATACGGCATTCAAAAAAGCCGAGTGCGAGTCGGACGAATTGTTCGACGAAGTGAAAACAGCAGTCGCCGCATCGTTCACAAAGCGGGAGCGTACACTGCTGGCATACACTCGCGCCGAGGCCGGATCACTGAATGATTTGCAGAAGTCGGACAGAAAAAAGGCGCAGCAAAAAATCGGTGCGCGGTGCGCGGATCTATACAAGGCGCTGAAAAAATTGCAGGCCGAGCCACGCGATACCGAGCGCAAGTCTAAGACCCTGCGCGAGTTCATCGAGGCCGAGATCGGCAAGATTGAGGATCGCATTGCCAAGGCGGACAACCCCGACATCAAGTCGGTCAAAGCAACCGCCGACGCACTGAACGCGCTTCGAGCCACACTGTAACAACCACCCACACGGCCCCGCTTCGGCGGGGCGTTTCTCACAGATAAGGATAAGCATATGGACGGATCAGAAAACCAACGCTACGAAGATGGGCTGACAATGCAAAGCCTGTCGAACCTCCTCGACCGAATCAACGACCGAATCGAATCATGCGAAAAATCCTACAATTTCGAGGGTCGGCGAACTCTGGAAACCGTACTTGCTATGATCGAATTAGAAATCACTCGGCAACGTCGAGCACCCAATCTGAAAAGAATGTACTAACTCACTGGGAGCTTCGGCTCCCTTTGATACCAGTACCTGCCGTTGCGTTGCGCCTGTCGCGTTGCGCCTGCGAAACCAGTTCCTGACGTAGCGTTGCGTGTAACAAGTTATAGGATCCTATAACTTTGGCAATTTGCTTTGTAACTTTCTTTTGTATCGTTTGTAACGCTTTGTCCCCCTAATGTAACGTTTTTTGAGGGTCGAAATGTTACATTAGTTTGGTGGTATCTAGTGGTAACTGGCGTGAGATCGCACGAACGCACTATGCGAAAAAGACTAATTTTCTATATTTATATGTAATGTATCTTTTTTATAAAAATATATATATAGGGTGGGGAAAAGAGGGCTTCTTTTGCGAATGTAACCTTCTCTCCACACAAACGCTGAGACCCATTCAATTTCCCCAAAAAAGCTATATTGGGATTTTACTGTATATTCAACGGCTTACAGGCCCACGCGGTGTTACATTGCGTTACATTACGCTACATTACACGTCCTACCACCAAACACCATTACTTGACATAACACGTTATATGAGCGATAATATGTCTTGTCGGTCAGGAAGGAGAATTTTGTGTTACACAGAACTACCTACACAACCGGCGATTCAAGAAGTTATAGGAGCCTATAACTTTCACATCAACAAAACAGGAGACAGCAATGTCAGATGCAGTAAAGACATTATTCCTAGTCCTACTCGCGTTTCTCAAGTTCTTGTCCTTCAGCTTCGCAGGTGCCGTCATTCTTTTGGGTGGTGCCTACGGAACGTGGAGCTACTACGTCACAGATCTACCAACGCACTGGGTGTTCAGTTTCTGCGGCCCACTAATGATCGTTGCCGGTATCGGCATGATCGTGACCATGACCATAGTTTTGAATGAGGAGATACGCGAATGCGTAAGATAGAGAAAGAAGTTATCGGTGCGTTCATCAAAGGCGACACCAAGGCAATCGCTAACACCGAGTCAGCAGTCAACCCCGTCACTCGTGACCTTGACCTGTTACTGCATGGCAACCGTATCGCCACCATGTCGAATCGAGATGGGGTTAAGAGGTTATGGGTAAGCAATGCTGGCTGGCCCACTCGTACCACGCAGTCACGGCTCAACGCGCTGTTCCGTCTGCTCGACATGCCTGAGCATGTGTACACCAAGAACCATGTTCAGTATCTCGACAGTTCGCGCTACGGCACCGTCAACCTCATGGCACTACGCAAGAGCGCGGTGCTTGTGTTTGAGAGTTTTGATACGCCGTTAGTAGATGATGGGCCGATCAATTGGCCCTCTTTCCGCGACGAGTTCGCTGATACAACCAAGCCGGTGCGCGATGCTGCGTATCAACTAATGCTAAACCAAAGTTATAGGAACCTATAACAAAACCAACGATAAGGAGTTCCCAATGGAACAAGCACTAACCGCTACGCCTGACGTAGCCAACGTACCTAGCATCGGATCAGGCGGCATACTGGTTCAACTCAATGTCTCTGTATGGACAGCACGCAAGAAAGACAAGGTAGCATCTGCCAAGGTCGCTCGTGACAGCGGTGCGTCTACCAAGGCTGGCAACTACAACAAGAACCTGCTTGCTGGATGCACCGAGCTTGAGGATCTCAAGAAGTTTGTGGGCAATGCACGCAACGAGCACTACTCCATGACCGCACCGTGGTCTGACATGGGGCTACGGTTCATACCAACGTCTGTGTTCTTCGACTATATCAACCACATGACAGGTTTGGAGCAAGAGTTCTGGAGGCTCTACAAACTCTTCGAGGATGCGTACCAGTGGCGCACGTCTACTGCGATGGCAGAGCTAGGCAACATGTTCGATCACAACGAGTACCCGCCGGTTGACGAGATACGCAGGAAGTTCGGGTGGTCGCTATCCAAGCAGCCGGTACCTGAGTCTGGGCACTTCGCTCTGGACATACCCAACGAGCAGCAGGAAATACTCAAGCAAGAATATGACGAGTTCTACGGTGCCCAGATACAAGGTGTATCCAACGACGTCTACCAACGGCTCAAGAAAAACCTTGAGACTGTGCTGCGTCAGCTATCGCCCAAGGACGAGCTAGATGCCCAAGGTAATCAGAAGTACAACAAGCTGTACGACAGTGTGTTCGATACGTCCCTTGATCTGATCCGCATGATGCGTGACTTCAACCTGACCGGCGACACTCGCATGACCGCAATCGCTGACCAACTGGAGAACACGCTATACGGTGTAAACACCGACGCGCTCAAGAACAGCGAGAGTCTACGTCTTGAGAAGCACCAAGAAGTCAAAGACATCATACGCAACTTACCATCTTTGGATCTGTAATCAGATTCTTAGGTCTAACACCAAACACCATGTATAATGGTTACACACAACAGGCTAATACCAGCCACAACGAAAGTTATAGGAACCTATAACAAACACAACGAAAGGAGATAGCCATGAGCTATGCACAAGCAATGTACGCACTGGGTAACGATCAAACTGTCAGCCTCATCTTGGGTATTGGTGCACACCGCACAGTCCTCGCCCAAGGGCCGATGGGTTCTGGTAAATCATCAATGCTGCAAGAGATCGCAGCGGCAAAGCCGAGCCACATGCCCTGCTACTTTGATGGTACGACTAAGGACTTGGGTGACATCACGATACCCAACATCGCCAAGATGGATGACGGTTCGGGGTATGTGACATACCTGACCAACGAAGAGCTTGGTGTACACAACCACAAGCCCATCATCCTGATGATCGACGAGCTAGGTAAGGCCAACCCCGCAGTGAAGAACGCCCTGATGCGTTTGATGCTGGAGCGCAAGATCGGAAGCTACACACTGCACAAAGACTCTATTGTGTTCGCCACGACTAACCTCGGCAGTGAGGGTGTGGGTGACTTGTTACTGCCACATCAACTGAATCGCCTGACGGTTGTTGAGACCAAGAAGCCCGACGCTATGGAGTGGGTCGAGTGGGGCATCAGCAACGGTGTCGATCACACAATACTCGGCTGGGTCAAAGATAATCCGCAGGTCATGCAAGACTTCCGTGATGTGCCGAATCCAGATGACAACCAGTACATCTTTCACCCACAAGCGGTAGGTCGGACTGCGTTCTGTACGCCACGTTCACTACATGCAGCGAGTGATATATTGCAGAACCGTGATGGGCTTGACGATGACACGTTAACAGCAGCACTCATCGGTACTATCGGTGCTCGCGCAGCTATGGACTTCATGGCATTCCTCAAGCTGGCTGACCAGCTACCGTCATTGGAGTCAATCAAGACTGATCCAGAGAACGCCAAGATACCGACATCAGCATCAGCTACTTGCATGGTGGTGTTCCGTTCACTGTCAACGGTTGAGCGTGAGTGGATGGATGCGTGGATGACTTACATGCTGCGCCTCGGCACTGAGTTCCAGAGTCTGTTTGCCAACGGTGTTCGGGCAAGTAAGTACAACAAGACCAAGCAGTCTATGGTCATGCAGAACAAGCAGTTCACACAGTGGGCTATGAACAACAACTACATGTTCGCAGCGGACAAGGTGTAAGGAGACAACATGATTCAGATAATAAAGAACGCACCGCTACCTCAGCGCAACTTGGGTGCCCGCAGAAAACATCAAGATATATATGATCTTGTGGAGATGTGGGAAGTAGGCGACTCCGTTGTATTTGATTTGGACAGAAAAAATGAGAGCGGCAGAGGGATAAGCAATCGCGCTAGCTCCCTAACTGCCATAGCAAAAAGGGCTAATCAAAAAGTAACGGTGAGATGTGACAAACAAGACTCAACAATACAAATATGGAGAGTGAAATAACATGTTAGCACTAAACCAACAACTGACCGCCGAGCAGCGGATCGCCAAGGCAATCGTGGACATCACGGCGCATGACAGATACATCGCACTGGCTGGTGTTCTTATGATCGGCACCAAGACTGTCAGCAATGACGTACCGACTGCATGTACCAACGGACGCGATGTGGTGTTCGGACGTGAGATGGTCGATGCACTGACCGATGCCGAGCTTCGCTTTGTTGCGCTGCACGAAGACGAGGGTCACAAGCTACTACGCCACCTAACAACTTACAGGTGGATGTACGACATTGATCCGGGCCTAGCCAACCAAGCATGTGACTACTACATCAACGGCACCATCATAGATGACAACCGTGAGGATGGGTTCGCCAAGATGCCCACTGGCAAGTACCAAGGTTTGTATGACGAGAAGTTCCGCAAGCCCGATGGGGCATGGATGGACTCGGCTGCTATCTTCCACAAGTTGAGAGAAGAACAGAAGGGACGAGGCAAACCACCCACCGGCAACGGCAATCCAGTTCCACCTAACGGGTCAGGTAGTGGTAACCCACAAGGTACGTCTTCCGCCCAAGGCTTTGATGAGCATGATTGGGAAGAAGCCAACAAGCTGTCGGACGATGAGATCAAAGAGCTTGAGAAAGACATCGACGTGGCAATACGTCAGGGCAGCATGATGGCTGGCAAGCTGGGTGCTAACGGCAACCGCAGGTTCGATGAGCTTATGCAGCCGCAGGTCAACTGGCGCGAGGTACTGCGTGAGTTCATTCAGACAACCTGTACGGGTAACGACTACTCCACATGGAAACGTCCCAATCGCCGGTACATTGGTGCCGGTGTGTATCTGCCCAGCGGTATCAGCGAGAGAGTCGATGAGCTTGTGCTTGCCATTGACACGTCAGGGTCTATCAGTGACACAGCGGTGGCCTTGTTCTTATCCGAGGTTCAGTCGATCTGCACTACGATCAAGCCCGATAAGGTTCGCTTACTGTACTGGGGTCACGAGGTTGTGGGTGACGAGTCATACGCTACGCACGAGCTAGACACGCTGGCTCAATCTACCAGACCCAAAGGTGGTGGCGGCACCGATGTTGAGTGCGTGGTCGAGTACATGCAGCAACATCAGATCAAGCCGCAAGCAACGATCATCTTCACCGATGGTCACCTGTTCGGTGACTGGGGTACATGGAAGTGCCCGACTCTGTGGTGTGTTCTGGACAACAAGCGTGCGACTCCCGATACGGGCAAGGTCGTACACATTCAATCAAGCAACATGTAAGGAAAAGGTAATGGCATACGGATTTAGAAAAGGAATGGACTCGTTCTGGCACGTCGAGCGCAAGTACAACGGCACCAAGCCACTGGTCAGCAAACACCACAAGAAGGAGGATGATCTACGTCCTGCTCACAGACGAGACCGTAAGTGGGAACACATTGTTAAGTTATCACCTACTTGCTACGCCTTGTGCGACGGTGGGTACGGTGACCCAGACTTTACTCGCACCTACTACCAGCGCGATCCGATACCTACGTCGATTGCAGATACACGCAATCTGTCGCCTATTGTGTGGGACATTCAAGTGCAACCTGATGGGACATATGTAGAGACGGTCAAGGTACGCAATGGGACGGGCGATGGTGCACACACAAGCCGGTATCAGTTTCTGGCTGAGTTCTTACCTGTAAGTCTACGATACTTTGGCGACGCTGGCGGTAGGCAGCACATCGCGGTGGTGAATCAGACTGACCGAGCGCCGTACTACACCAAGTATTACCTGCCCAAGAGTCGGTCAGTCGATGCAGCGCAGTGGGATTACATTACTGC